CCCCGTGCTGGAGCTGGCCGAGAGGGCCGGAAGCTTTGATGCGTTCCAGGCCGGACTTGAAGAGCTGGCCGGGCAGATGGATTCCACCGAGCTGGTCAAGAGCCTGGCGCTTGCCACCTTCAGGGCGCGAGCCCACGGCGACGTGGAGGACTAGGGCATGGCGTTTCAGCGCGGCCACGTACCCAAGGAAGCCCTGGACTACTTCCGGTCCAAGGGCCTGAAGCCGGGCTTCTCCCACCTCGATGTCTGGCGCGAGGAGCATGCCTCGGCCTTCACCGTGGCCAAGGCCATGGAAACAGACGTGCTCACCGACATCCGCACCGCGCTCGATGACGCCCTGGCCCAGGGCAAGACCTTTGCACAGTTCAAAAAGGAGTTGCAGCCCACGCTCGAAACCCGGGGCTGGTGGGGCAGGAAGGAGACCACCGACCCGCTCACGGGCAAGAAAGTGCAGGCCCAGCTCGGCAGCCCGCGCCGCCTCAAGCTCATTTACGACACCAACATGCGCCAAGCCCGATCCGCCGGGCAGTGGCAGCGCATCGAGCGCACCAAGACGTCCCACCCGTATCTGCTCTACCTGCTGGGACCGAGTGAGCACCACCGCGAGGAGCACGTGGGCTTTCACGGCCTGCTCTTGCCCGTGGAAGACGATTTCTGGAAAACGCATTTCCCGCAAAATGGGTACGGCTGCAAGTGCCGGGTGCGCCAGGTCTCCAAGCGCGAGGCCCAGCGCCTGGAGCGAGACGGCATCCGCTCGCCCGAGCCCGAGCAGGAGCTGAACCCGGACACCGGCCTGCCCACGGGGCACCTCAAGCAAACGAGCGTCCCGGTGCGCACCACGGCCCCCAAGCTCACCACCCGCGAGTGGGTGAACAAGCGCACCGGCGAGGTGCACCAGGTGCCGTTCGGCTGCGACCCCGGCTTTGATTATAACCCGGGGCTGCACGGCCGTCTGGCCAAGAGCCTGGAGGTGATCACCCAGAAGCTGGACGCGGCGCTCCCCGCCCAGGCATCGGCCGTTGTGGGTAGCCTGGCGGGCGGGCCGAGCTTCGAGTCCTGGGCGAGCGATCCGCGTGGAGACTTCCCCGTGGCCGTGCTCCCGAAAGACCACGCCGACCTGGTCGACGCCAAGGTCACCACCGTCCGCCTCTCCCCGGACACCATGACCAAGCAGCTGCGAGAACACCCGGAGCTGACCCACGAAGAGTACGCCATGGTCCAGCAGGCCATCGACCGTGGCGAGCGCATTCAGGATTCGCCTCTAAGTCTGATCTACATTCTGGAGGGAGAGGGGGGCTACGTCACCGTGGTCAAGGCCACGCGAACGGGCAAGGCTCTTTTCATGACCAGCCTGCGGCGGCTGCCTTCAAGTGACGCCAAGCGCGACGTGGAACTGCGCCGCCTGCGCTCCAAAAAAAAGGAGCCCCGCAAAGGGGGCTCTTCGTAAGCTGGCGGCGGGGCCTCCCTGCCCGGACCAAGTCCGGCAACCCCGCATGGCACTCCGGCGCAAGCGCCGTGTTACGGCCGGGAGATTCATCACCGTGTCGCGTCAGCCTACACCCACCATATACGTACTCATCCCCGGATTGTCAAAATTCGGCCTCTCACGTCCTGAAAACTCTAACACGCCCAATGGCCGCACTCGCGCCTAGAAACGACGCGAAAGGGCGTTTATGAACGTTCACGAACACACCACGCGCAGGCCACGCCAGCGCCACGCCCTCCTGCGCTCCCAGCCCCCGAGCCCCGCCGCATTTTGTAACGGCGGTTAGTGTCCCCGTCCGGCCCGGCGGGATACACCGGCCGCATGAAGCACCAATTCTTCCCGAAAGAGTACAAGGACGCCGCGCACGACGTCGGCGCGCTCATCGCCGTAAACGCCGTCCTGGCGGAAGGCAACGTGCCGGATTGGGTAGAGCTGATCCCGGTCGGTCCGCATGTCCAGGGGCGTGATGGCCGCTGGTGGATATTCGACGCTGAAGGCATGGCCTCCGTGCTCCAGTCCTTTGCTGCTGCTGGCATGCCCCTGCCCATTGATTGGGAGCATGCCACGGAATACCGCGCTCCCAAAGGCAAGGACGCCCCGGCAGCCGGGTGGATTACCAGGCTGGAAGACCGTGATGGCGTGCTCGTCGGGTTCGTGGAGTGGACCCCCAAGGCGGCAGCCCAGATCAAGGCCAAGGAATACCGCTACCTTTCCCCCGTTTTCCATTTTGAGAAGGAAGCCCGGCGCATCAGGCACCTCTTGAGCGCCGGGCTGACCAATACCCCGAACCTGCGCCTGACGGCCATGAACCGTGCCGAGGTGCCCAACCTGGAGGAACAGATGGACCCCAAGAAACTGCTTGCCGCCGCTTGCAAGCGCCTCGGCCTGGACCCCGACAAGGTCACCGAGGCCGAACTCGAAAGCGCCCTGGCCGCGCTGCAGAGCGATGTGACCACGGCCAAGAACCGGCAGATGCCCGACGAGCTGATCACCCTGCTCGGACTGCCCAAGGACAGCGCCGCCGCCAGCGTCGTCTCCAAGGTCGAGGAGCAGCTGAAGCTGGCCCGCGCCGAAAACCGCCCGCAGCTGCCCGCCGGGACCACCCTGTCCGACCTGGTGCCCAGGGCGGACCTGGAGCTGGCCGTGAACAGGGCCAAGAAGGCCGAGGGCGAGTTGGCCGGAATCCAGGCCAAGGCCCTGGAAGAGGAAATCGAAGCCGCCGTGAACCAGGCCATCCAGGACGGCAAGATCGCCCCCGCTTCCAAGGAGTTCTACGTGGCCACCTGCAAGGCCGAGGGCGGTCTCGTGCAGTTCAAGGAATTCGCCGCCTCGGCCCCGAAGGTCATCAAGGACCCCGTGCTCCCGAAGGACCCGGCCAAGGCGGGCGGAAAGTCCGGCCTGGACGACGCCGAGCTGGCCGTTTGCAGAAACCTCGGGCTCGACCCCGAGGAATACGCCAAATCCATCAAGCAGGAGGAGTGCTAGATGACCGCCCTGACCAAAGACCGCGACACCAGAGAGCGCGACGGCATGCTCTTCCAGTTCGATGTGGCCGCCGACACCGTCATCTACGCCGGGTCCATGGTGGCGCTCGACACCGACGGCAACGCCGTGCCCGCCGCCGCCACCTCCACGCTCATCGTGGTGGGCCGCGCCGAGGAATCCGTGGACAACTCCGGCGGCGCAGCCGGTGACGAGACCGTGGACGTCAAGCGCGGCTACTTCTGCTTCGCCAACTCCACCGACACCGACGAGATCACCCGCCCGGACATCCACTCCGACTGCTACGCGGTGGACGACCAGACCGTGGCCAAAACCAGCGACACCGACGCCCGCCCCGTTGCGGGCAAAATCATGGACGTGGACGCCTCCGGTGTCTGGGTCCGCATCTAGGAGACCCACATGATTATCAACAGCGCCAACCTGGCGTCCCTGTTCACGGGGTTCCGCACCATCTTCAACCAGGCCTTCGCCGGTGCTCCCAGCGAATGGCAGAAGGTGGCCATGCTCGTGCCCTCGACCACGGCCCAGGAAGTGTATGCTTGGCTCGGCAAGACCACCCGATTCAGGGAATGGATCGGCGACCGCGTCATTCAGAACCTCAAGTCGCACGACTTCACCATCCGCAACAAGAAGTTCGAGGACACCGTCGGCGTGCAGCGCGACGCCATCGAGGACGATCAGTACGGGGTGTACAGCCCGATGATCGCCCAGCTGGGGCAGGACGCCAAGACCCACCCCGATGAGCTGATCTTTGCGCTGCTGGCTGCCGGATTCACCGGAAAATGCTACGACGGGCAGTACTTCTTTGATGCCGATCACCCCGTGGAACAGGCCGACGGCTCCACGTCCTCCGTGTCCAACCTGACCGCCGGCACCTCCACCCCGTGGTTCCTGCTGGACATGAGCCGTATGGTCAAGCCGATGATCTTCCAGAAGCGCAAGGACTACAAGTTCGCCGCCCTGAACAAGGACACCGACGAAAACGTCTTCATGCGCGACGAGTACCTCTACGGCGTGGATGCCCGCTGCAACGTGGGCTTTGGTCTCTGGCAGCTGGCCCACGGCTCCAAGGCCGACCTCGACGCGGACAGCTTCAACGCAGCCTATGCTGCCATGCAGAACATTAAGGGCGACCACGGCAGGCCGCTGGGAATCAAGCCCACGCTGCTCGTGGTGCCGCCGAACCTGCGTACTGCCGCCCTGGAAATCGCCAAGGCCGAACGCGATGCCTACGGCGCGACCAACATCAACCGCGACGCCGTAGAGGTCCTCGTGACCCCGTGGCTGGCGTAAAGGAGAGCTGACGCATGATCATCATCACCGCCAAAAAGGACGGCTTCCGCCGTTGCGGCGTGGCGCACCCCGCCACGACCACCGAGCACAAAGACGACGCCTTTACCGAGGAGCAGCTCGAAGAGCTCCTGGCCGAGCCCATGCTCGTGGTCCAGCAGGTGGACGACAGCGCCGTCAAGTCCGGCTCCAAGGACGCCAAGAAGGAGAGCAAGTAAGTGGCCTACGCCACCCTGCAGACGCTCATAGACCGGTACGGCCAGGACCAGCTTTTGGTCCTGGCCGACCGTGACGCCGACGGCGAGATAGACACCGACATCACGGACCGCGCCCTGGCGGACGCCGAAGCGGAGATCGACGGCTACCTGGCCACGCGCTACGAGCTGCCCCTCGCCACGGTGCCGCCCGTGCTCTCGCGCCTGGCGGCGGACATCGCCCTCTACCGCCTCTGCGACGACGACGCCATGGTCACCGACGAGCGCCGCCGCCGCTATGACGACGCTTTGTCCCTGCTGGGGCGCATCTCCTCCGGGGTCGTCTCCCTCGGTGTTTCCCCGCAGCCCTCGGCGCGCCAGGCCGCAGCCGCATTCTATGCAGGCAAGGAGCGAAACTTCGGGAGGCGTCGGTGAGCATTGCCCTGCACGTGGACATCGCCGCCATCGACCGCCTTGCAGAACGAGTGGCCAGGCTCGGCAGCTTGGACCGCTCCCAGCTGCTCGAAGACCTGGGCGCGGAGGTGGAGAGCCAGACCAAGCGGCGCATCGAGGACGAAAAGCGCGGCCCGGACGGCACGCCCTGGGCCGCCTGGAGCGAGAGCTACGCCAAGACGCGCCACCAAAATCACTCCCTGCTCATGGCCGAGGGCAACCTCGACGACTCCATCCAGCACCTGGTTACCGGCGGCAATGTGGAGATCGGCTCCAACCTCGTCTACGCCTCCACGCACCAGTTCGGGCTGGACATGTCCGTGCTGTCCACCAAGCGGCGGGTAACCGTCCCGGCCAGGCCCTACCTCGGCCTGTCCGGCGAAAACATTTCCGACCTGGCGGCAATCGTGGACGACTTCCTCGACCGCCAGCTGGAGGCCCTGTGAGCATTCTGACTATCCGCGACGCCGTTGTGGCCACCATCAGCAAGGAGCTGCCCTCGCTCAAAACCTGCGAGGCGCACCCCGGCCGCTTCGACGTGGCCGAACTGCGCCGCACCGCCACGCGCGCCCCCGCCGTACTGGTGGCCGCCATGGCCCTGACCGACGTGGCCGAGGAACACGGTGAGATCAAGGCCGACGTCACCCTGGCGGTGTTCGCCGTAAGCAATGCCGCGCCGGGCGTCTCCCGGGGCGACGGTGCGCTCGGCCTGGCCCAGGCCCTGGCCATGATCATCCCCGGAAACCGCTGGGGGCTCGACGAGTCCGAGTCCATCCCCCGGGCCATCCGTGCCGAAAACCTCTATTCCGGCGAGCTTGAAAGCTCCGGGGTGGCCATCTGGGCCACAACCTGGAAACAGCGTTTCAGCCTCGCCACCCTCGGCGCGGAGCTGACCCTCGACGACTTCATCACCTGCTACATCACCACCACCTTGGGCCCGGACGGCTCCCCCGTTGCCGAGGACGAGGTGACACTCCCCCAGGAGGACTAGACCATGCCGACCATCACCGTGATCCCGGCCGAGGGGCGCAATGTGCGCGACCCGAAAACCGGGAAGCATCTGCCCGCCGAGGGCAAGACCGTCAAGGATTCCCCGTACTGGCGTCGCCGCCAGCGTGAGGGCGACGTCACCCTCACGGTGACCACCGCCAGCTCCGCGAAGAAGACCTCAAAAACGACCACCAAGGAGGAGTAACACATGACTATCAGCTTCGACAGCATTCCCAGCACCATACGCACGCCGTTGGTCTATTTCGAGTTCGATAACTCCCGCGCTGTCACGGGTACGCCCGATGTCGAGCACAAGGTGCTCGTCCTGGGGCAGATGCTCGCCACCGGCTCGGCTGATCCGCTCGTTCCCGTGCGGGTGCTCTCGGCGGACCACGCCGTGGGCCTCTTCGGCCAGGGCTCCATGCTGGCGGCCATGTTCGTCGCCATCAAGAACGCCGACACCTACATCGAGACCTGGGCCATCCCCCAGCTGGACGATGCCGCCGGAGTGGCCGCCGCTGGCGCGCTGGCCATCACCGGCACGGCAACCGCCTCCGGCACCCTGAACCTCTACGTGGGCGGGGAGCGTGTGCGCATCGCCGTGACTGAGGACGACACCGCCGCCGAGGTGGCCACTGCTCTCGCCGCCGCCATCAATGCCGACCTCGACCTGGCCGTCACGGCCGCAGTCGTGGATGGCACGATCACCCTCACCGCCCGCAACAAGGGCGAGTGCGGAAACGGCCTCGACCTGCGCCTGAACTACTACAGCGGAGAGACCACCCCGGCGGGCATCGCCGTGGCCATCACGGGCATGACCGGCGGCTCCGGCAATCCCGATGTGGCCGACGCCGTGGCCGCGTTCGGCGACGAGTGGTGGAACACCATCATCATGCCCTGGACCGACCAGGCCAACCTGGTGGCCCTGGAGGCCGAGTTGGAAGACCGCTGGGGCCCCATGCGCCAGATGGACGGCATCGCCTACGCGGCGTTCAAGGGTACGCACGGTGAGACCGGCACCTTCGGCAACACGCGCAACACCCAGCTTGGCTCCTGCATGGGCACCGGGCCGAGCCCCACGCCGCCCTATATCTGGTCTGCCGTCTATGGCGTGGTCGCCGCCGGATCGCTCTCCATCGACCCCGCGCGCCCGCTGCAGACCCTGGAACTGCCCGGGGTGCTGCCCCCCGCCGTGGGCGACCGCTGGACCAAGGAGGAGCGCAATCTGCTGCTCTATGACGGCATCGCCACCTATTCGGTGGAAACGGATGGCACCGTGCGCATCGAGCGCGAAATCACCATGTACCAGACCAACAGCTACGGCCTGGCCGACCCCAGCTATCTCGATGTCCAGACCCCGGCCACCCTGGGCTACATCCGCTTCGCCCAGAACGCGCGCATCACTCAGAAATTCCCTCGCCACAAGCTCGCCGACGACGGCACCCGGTTTGGTGCAGGGCAGGCCATCGTCACCCCGTCCATCATCAGGGCGGAGCTGCTCGTGCTGGGGCGCGAGCTGGAGGAAAAGGGCCTGGTGGAAGACTTCGAGCAGTTCAAGGCCGACCTCGTGGTGGAACGCGACGCGGACGACCGCAACCGGGTCAACGTCCTGGCCTCGCCCAACCTGGTGAACCAGCTGCGCGTCCTGGCCGGAAAGAACCAGTTCATCCTGTAACGAAT